GGAAAAGATGTCATTGGAAATATTATCAAGGCAAAGACTCATAAATCACGTCTAAGTAAAGAGAATCGTGAAGTTGAAGTTCGTTTATATTATGACGAACGTGGACTTGACAAATACTATGGACTTCTAGAATTAGGAGAGATAGGTGGAATGTGGAAAAATGTTGCAGGTCGTTATGAAGTAAATGGTAAGAAAGTTTATGGAAAACAAATACTTGCAAATCCAGATGAATACTTCACTGAAGAAGTGATGCAAAAATTAGATAAAATAGCAAAAGAATATTTCTCATATGGAACGAATTGAAACTACTATACTTCGTAATTTAGTTTATGAAGAGGAGTATTCACGTAAAGTAATTCCATTCATACAACCAGACTATTTTGAGAATCGAACTGAAAAAGTAATATTTGAGGAGATTGCTCAGTTCATTGTAAAATACGGTTCTGCAATTACAATTGAAGCACTGAATATTGAGTTAGATAATCGAACTGATTTAACAGAGGATGAGATAAAAGAAACAAGAGAAATTATAAAAGGTTTTAATGATTTACCTGCTGAATTTGAGTGGTTAGTTGAGTCTACAGAGAAGTGGTGTCGGGATCGTGCAATCTATCTTGCACTTATGGAATCAATACATATAGCAGATGGTAATGATGAAAAGAAAAATCGGGATGCAATACCAACAATACTATCGGATGCTTTAGCAGTATCGTTTGATAATCATATCGGCCACGACTATCTTCAAGACTATGAAGAAAGATACGAATCCTATCACAGGAAAGAAAGTCGAATTCAATTCGACCTTGAATACTTTAATAAGATTACGAAAGGAGGTCTCCCAAACAAAACGCTTAATATCGCACTTGCGGGTACTGGTGTGGGTAAATCTCTGTTTATGTGTCATCTTGCTAGTTCTGTCCTTCTAGAAGGAAAGAATGTTCTGTATATCACTCTTGAGATGGCAGAAGAAAAGATTGCAGAAAGAATTGACGCAAACTTATTAAACGTAGCAATACAAGATATTACAGACTTACCGAAACCAATGTTTGAGAGTAAGGTAAATAGTCTTGCAAAGAAAACACAGGGAACTCTTATAATTAAAGAGTATCCAACTGCGTCTGCACATTCAGGTCACTTTAAGGCATTACTTAATGAACTTGCATTGAAGAAATCCTTTAAACCTGATATAATATTCATAGATTACTTAAACATTTGTGCTAGTTCAAGATATCGTCAAAACACTTCGGTTAATTCGTATTCGTATATTAAAGCTATTGCGGAAGAACTTCGGGGTCTCGCAGTCGAATCCAATCTACCCATTGTATCAGCTACTCAAACGACTCGCTCTGGTTACGGTAGTTCTGATGTTGATCTTACCGATACCTCTGAATCATTTGGCCTTCCTGCAACTGCTGATCTTATGTTCGCTCTTATATCTACTGAAGAACTAGAAGGACTTAATCAAATTATGGTTAAGCAGTTGAAGAATAGATACAATGACCCAACAATCTTTAAGAGATTTGTTGTTGGTATAGACCGTGCAAAGATGAGACTATATGATTGTGAACAAAAAGCACAAGATGATATTCTTGACAACGGTAATGAAGAAGAGTATAATAATGAAGAGAAAACAAAACCAAAAAAATCATTCGCTGAATTTAAATTCTAATGACAAAACAAATTGACTTTAGTAGATACGAACACTTTGTAGATGCAGTAACATCAGACGCATCAAAAGATTTTTTATCGCTATCAGATCGTCTAGTAGAACTAGACCAGAAAGGTGCTAATATTGAAAGACTTATGACCGCATCTGTAGGAATGTCTGCTGAAGCAGGTGAGTTTACAGAGATTGTAAAGAAGATGGTATTTCAAGGCAAACCATATAGTGAAGATAACCGTGAGCATCTAATTATTGAACTTGGAGATATACTTTGGTATGTTGCACAGGCAACTCAAGCACTTGGGGTTTCCTTCAATGATGTCATCGAAACTAACGTAAAGAAGTTGGAAAAAAGATATCCATCTGGTGAGTTTGACGTATTCTTATCAGAGAACAGAGCAGCAGACGACAGATAATAAAGCAAATCTTAAATTTATAATATAATATACCCCCTATGGATTGGGATCTTGAATTGAAAATTGATAAACTAGAGAGTATGATTCATGTTTATGAAGAGCACATAGATGCTCTAGAAAAAGAAAACAAGCAACTTAAAGCACAAGTTGATTTTTTAAAGGAGCAGTTGGCATATAAGACTTTTGGAAAACCGTTAGATTTGGAGGAGGAAGAATGAGTGGCGACGCAGGATTAGAACAACCGATTGTCTTCTACCATAAAAGAATGACAGAGACAAAAAAAATTTTATTAAGGCACAAGGGAATCGAACTAGCATATATGGAAATAAATAGTCGAAAAAGAGATGACCGCAACGACTGGAGATAGAAACTGGAATAAAAATTGGAAAGGTAGAGGAGATCAAAATACTTTTATTAAAGTTAATAGTGCAGTGATATATGAAGAAAATGGTATGAAGTCTGATGCCATTTTAACTAAAGGTCAACCAGTTACGTATATTGACGCACAATCAGATAGTCATTTAAGAGTAGCAATAAGAGTTGGCGAAACAATTTATAAAACAAAAATTGATAATTTAGTAAAACCTGATTCAATTGGAGCAATCGATCTAAAACCTCAATCATTTGGTGTTGTTGGTAGGATATTCACTTTATCAGATTACATAACAACTCTTAAAACAAATATTCAGTCGAGAGACGATATCAAAGGAGAATTAGAAGAATATCTTTTAGATTTAGTAAATTCTGTACAATTTGGTCAGAATGGTATTAGTGGATATGATCTTTCTAAAATTCCAATCGCTACAGTGGAAAAAGATTTTGGAGAAGCTTTAGGACCAATTTATTGTATTAAAAAAGGTTTAGTAAATAAAAATTTAGGAATTACTCAAGCAACTACTATTTTTATTCCATCTTTTGGATCTGAACCATTGGTTGATTATATTTTACGAAATCCATCAGGTATATCTGTAAGGGTATCGGCAAAAGGATCTAAAACCTCTAATACACTAAAACCAAGATTTTTAGTTCCTCCTGTTAGAGAAACACCTGCGTTAGCACAGAGACATTTAAATTCTACAGAGTTCAAAGTATTGGGGTTACTTCATGATTACAGCACAAATGAGGGTGCGATACGTGCTGCTTTATTATTAGGTAAAATAACACAACAAGCTTTTAATTTAATATCTAATTTTGCAAATACAACAATATTATCAGACGATGCAAGACAAGCATTTTCTGATTTGATTAATAGTAATTTAAACACAAAAGGAAGAAAAACAATTAATATGAGACAATTATCAAGATTATGTGAGGGTATAGTTATTAAATACTCACAAGACAAATCTCAAAAGTATACTAAAATAGTAAATGATGTACTAAACAATGATATTGTTATTGTGAAACTTGCTATTACAAATGGACTACCATTCTTTTCCGTTGCACAATCGTATGATGGAAACATCGCAAACATAACTTTAAGAAATAAGAATAGTTTTGTTGTTGGTGGTGAAAAATTAGGATTTCAATTATGAACGATTTAATCGAATCTCTGATAACAGAGTTTAAAAAACAAAAGATTATAAGAGGAAACATATATGACAATTTTATGTTTTTTTCTTATGAAGCATTAGGAGCTGACAAAGATGATAAATATAAGCATACACGAGCGTCTATTCTACATCATATGACGCAGAACAAAACTGAAATCTTATTAAGATTAACTAAAAACTAATGAAATCCTTTTTGCAATTTATATCTGAAAACACTGCAACTCAACAAGCAACTAGACTTGGGTTGGAGGGAGATGGTCATGGTGGTTGGTATAAAGATGGAGAATTTGTAGCAAAGACAGAAAAAGGTAGATTGAAGTTTTATAATAAGAGACAAAAAGCAGGTGGTAAAGATCCAGAGCAGTCAGAGAAAGAAAAGAACTTATCATCACCTAATACGACTGCACCACCAGCAGATCAACAGCAACAACAACAGGCAGCAGTAGAACAAGAACCACAACAGCAAGAAGTACAAAGTCCTGATTTAGCTGCAGGTCCGCCACCAGTTCCCAAAACTAAAGGAACTTTAACACTTGCATTTGGTAGATTTAATCCACCACACGCAGGTCACTTACAACTTATGGATATCGCTGCACAATCAGCAGAGGCAGAAGAAAGTGATTACATTATTGTTCCATCAAGAAGTCAAGACCCAAAGAAAAATCCACTTGATGCAGATACTAAAGTTTCTGTGATGAGACAGATGTTTCCACAACATAGCGAGAGAATTGTAAATGATGGAGCAAATCGAACTATTTTTGATGTATTAAAGAAAGCACATAACGATGGATACACAAACGTAAGAATAGTTGCAGGACAGGATCGTGTAAAAGAATTTGATAAGTTATCACAAAATTATAACGGGCAACTTTATCAGTTTGATAATATGGAAGTAGTATCATCAGGTGATCGTGATCCTGATGCAGAAGGTATGGAAGGTTTATCATCTTCAAGAATGAGACTCGCAGCAGCAGAAGGAGACTTTAAAACTTTTCGTGCAGGATTGCCAGAAGGTATTCCTAGAAAATCTGCAATGGAATTATTTGATACAGTGAGACAATCTATGAATGTCAAAGAGATGAAAGAGTTTTGGAATATTTGGGAGATAGCACCAAAGTATGACTTAGAAAATTTAAGAGAGTCTTATGTTGCTAAAAAAATATTTAATATTGGTGATAAGGTTGAAAACTTAAATACTGGAATGATTGGACGTATAATTCGTCGTGGAGCAAATCATCTTATATGTGTTGCAGAGAATAATATTATGTTCAAGTCGTGGGTAAAAGACTTAAGAGAAGCAATTGTAAATGCCACTACTCCGTCAGGTGTTCCAGCAGATCAAAGATTAGTTGGGACAGATGCACATCGTAAATATGCAGAGACTATGGTGCCTGGAAGTAGTTACGGTTTACATTTCATAAATAAATACAAGAAAAGAAAGTAATTATTTTTCAAAATGAGCACTGATATAGCTGAAAGCCTTCCAAAAAGGAAATTTGCACCTGCACCTATGATAGCAAAGGGAGCAAAAGGAAAAGGACCAGCACCTAAAGGTGGCGGTAAAAAAGAAGCACCAAAGGGTAAATCTGGTGGTGGAAAGGGTGCGTCTGAAGAAGGATCTGAAAAGAGAATTCGTCAGGCAGTATATGATATTAGATATCGTGCAAGAAGGGAAGATATTGATCTTAAGGCAGCATTCGCTCAGTATATGTCAAATAGTTCATTAAGTCAGGCAGATAGAACTGCTGTTAGAGAAAAGATATTTGGTAAAGCAGGTGGTGTATCTGAGAAGTTTATTGTTGGTGCAGATGATTGGGCAAGTGATAATGTAGCAAACGCATTGTATCAAGTGTTTGTAGAGAGAGATAAGAGTGATGAATTACAACTTGCATACTTACAACAATTAGATGAAGATGAAGTATCAGGTAAAAAATATAAAGTAAGAGTTACAGATAAGAATGGTAGATCATATGTAAGATTTGCTGACCGTGCAAAGATTACTGAATTACGTCAGAATCCTAATATTGAATCTGTGGAGATGACAGAGCATGGTGATGCTTACGAAGGAGAGAGAAAAAAAGGTAAAATGACAGCAAAGGTAAAGGCAGGTAAAGGTTTAGATCCAGTTGGTAAAGAGGATAAGGATATTGATAATGATGGTGATCATGATAAAACTGACAAGTATCTTCTTAAGAGAAGAAAGGCAATAGGTTCTGCAATAAGAAAGAGAGCAGATCAAAAGATAAAAGAAGCATTCTTAGCAGATGGTACAACAACTACAGAACCAAAAAATCCTGTTAAGATTACTGGCAAAGGTGTTGATAATTATAAGTCTGGTGCAGTTAAACTTAGTCCTGATGATGGACAGACAGATCCAGCAGTAAAACCAAAAGGTGTATACTCTCATTTTGAGTTTAATGGTTCAACTCTATCAGAATCTCAAAAAAAATTGTATGAGATGATGAAGAAGAAAGAAGAAGAGGATAAAGGTAAGTTAGATGATATGGCAACTAAGGATAGCGTCAAGAAAGATGATGAGAAGAAGGAAGAAAAACCTGATACTCGTGGAATGTATGCCAAGATTGCAATGATCAAGAACAAGTTACGTTCTGCAGGTCAAAGAGATCCAATGGTAATGGCAGTTGATGCTTGTGAGGAAA